ACCACGGAACACGATCCCGACGGTGCGTTCCCGTTCGGAGATGCTGATTCGGGCGTCGAAGCAGGAACGAAGACCAGCGCTGCCAAGCGTCTGAAAGCCAAGACCAAGGTTAAGGCTGACGGCGAGGCCGAAACCGGCCAGCAAGACACGCAGCACATGGAAAACGACGAAGATCCGGCTGCTGGCTACCTGACGGCTGACCTCGAAGATCTGGAAGATTCGGAAGAAGATTCGGACGACGAGGAAGATACGGAAGTCGACGCCGAGTTCGAAGACGACGAAAGTGCTGAGCTGGAAGACGACGCCGGATCGACTCCGCAATCGTTGCTCGAAGTCGACGATGGCTGGTCGCCAGAAGACGAAGGCGAAGAAGTTGCTGCTGAGTTCGACGATATCGACGGCTCTGGCATCAGTGACGACGAGGAAGACGACGAAATCGAAGCTGCGATTAAGCCGGTGAAGGCTGCTGCGGATTCGATGGACCTCGTGGACGTCGACGGCACGGACGACGAAGGCGACGACGTGGTGTTTGCCACGATCGGCACCAAGGTTCACGCTATCAAGGCGAACCGCATCGTCGCATCGTTGGGCAAGAAGCTGGCGGTTAAGGCTGGTCACGGCGAGCACTATCTGTCGGACGAGTTCCAGACGGTGACCGAAGCTGAAATGTCGAAGCACGGCCTCCGTGCTGGTCTGCGCAAGATGGGCTTTGTCATGGCTCGCGTGGATCTCGACAGCCAGGAAGTGCTGAATAAGCGTGTGGAAGCCAAGGCCAACAAGGTGACCGCAGCTATCCGTCGTTCGTCGCAAGCTGTGAACGCGTCGATGGAACAGTGTCTGGCAATCGCCGCAGTCGGTATCAACCGTTCGCATTTCCAAGACGTGGAAAACACGTTGATGACCGCGATGGTATCCGAGCTGCAAGCCGCAGGTGTTCGCGGTGCTGGCAAGCTGGTGAAACGCGTGTTCGCTTCGCACGGCGTCGAGTATTCGAAGGCCATCCTCACGGTGGCTAACAAGCTGTCGGGTATGCCTGAGCAAGTACGCAACTCGTTTGCGGAAGCTCTGAACATGACGACTGCTGCTACCGACGACGCGGTGGACGAAAGCGACGAACTGTTCGGCGACAGCGCGAGCCCGGACTTCCAATCGCAGTTTGCTGACGCAGACAGCGAGTCCGAGTTCAACGACGAAGTCGAAGATGAGTTCGAATCGCCGGAAACCATCCACGCGGCACTGGCTAATCCGGCGATTCGTCGCACGGACGGCAAGAAGCAGATCTCGGCAAAACGTGCTGGCTATTCGGTCACGGCCGCAGCAGTTCTGTCGGGCGACGCACCGCTCCCGTTCGGTATCTGAACGGCGGCCCCAAAAGGGCCATTTGCACAATCAGTACTTTAATGGCATCGGGGTGCTGCACTGTAAACGGCACCCCGTTTGCTGAACATCGAATTCCCCATCAGGAGTCTCAATCATGAGTCTGTACCTCCCGTTCTCGAAATTCGCAGATAGCTACGAAGCGGCTACCGCTCCGGGCGCTGTGTTCACCGCAGAAGGTCAAGCACTGGTCCGCACGGCTGGCGCTTCGGCTGCTGGCGTCCTCCCGTCGACGGGCGCAAATACCGACATCTTCGTTGGTTTCTCGATCGCCGGTACGTCGGCCCTGCCGTTCCCGGAATCGTACTACAACAAGGTCGAGCAATTCGTCGCCAATTCGAGCGGCGCCGTCAGCCTGTCGCTCACGCCGGTCGCCGGTCAAGTGTTCATCTTCGACAACACGGCGAATGCTCCGGCAACGGGCACCACGGTCACGGGATCGACGATCACGGGCCTGACCGCAGGCAACACCGTGACCGTGACGTACAAGTACGCGCTGACGGTCGTGCAATCGCGTGTTCTTTTCGGCGACATCCAGCCGGGTGGCTACGTCGGTGCTTACGTCGGTCAGATCGGTGTGGCGTCGCGCGGCTCGATCTGGACGTCAGAGTTCGACGCATCGAAAAACTGGGCTGCTGCCGGTGCTTCGGCTTCGACCCAAATCGTTCTGGGCGCGAATGGTCAGCTGACGCTCGGCACCGTGGGCACGAACGGCATTGCCTTCCCGGGTAACGTCATCGCTGTTCCGGGTCAAGACCAGCCGTTCCTCGGCCTCCACTTCTCGGCGAACTAAGCGCCGCACCCCTCTCTAGCTGATAGCCTGTCCTTAGGGACGGGCGCTCAGCAGACCAAACAAACATACGGAGTATTCCATGCGTAAAGTCAAGATCAGTGCGTCGAAGACGCCGGTGGTTGCAGCCAGCGAGTATCGCTTCGCAGGTTCGAGCGAACGTGCCGTCGGCCGTAACGGTGAAATCAACGCCAGCGACAAGAAGGAACTGCTTAATCGCCAGTTCGCGTTCATTACCGCAGCGTCCAGCGGTCAAGTGACGAGCGACGCAGTGTTTGCGTCGGCCGAGCAAGCTGCGAAGACGTCGAAGGAACTGGTGCAGGCTGCGTTCAACGACAGCGAAGCTCACCGCGTTCTGGGTGAAAAGATCGCCGACTCGTTGTACATCACGGCGAACCGTCAGGGTTTCATGCGCAAGTATCTGACGAAGATCTCGGTCGAACAGGGCTCGATCCCGCGTTTCCCGCTGCGTACGAAGAACGTGACGGCCGTCTACTCGACGTCGCCGACGAAGATCCAGTCGCAAATCACGCGCGACAAATGGTTCACCCCGCCGGAACTGCAAGTGGTGACCCGTCCGTTCATTCCGCTGAACGAACTGAACCAGTCGGCAGGCGACGTGCTGCAAGAAAAGTACGTCGAAGCAACGGAAGCAGTGATGGTCGGCGAAGACCGTCTCTGGTACAATCAGGTGAACCAGATCGTCGGCGTCGACAACCCGCTGTCGGTGATCGTCGGTGGTCTTACCCCGCTGGCATTCGCGCAAGTGATGACCAACGTCACGCGTTGGGGTCTGAAGGCTCCGCACGTGCTGATCGCCACGGACATCTACCAGGACATCATCGGTAATCAAGCGTTCTACACGGCAATCGATCCGGTCGCTCGTCACGAACTGCTGCTCACCGGTGAAATCGGCGTCCTGTACGGTTGCACGGTCACCAGCGACGCGTACCGTCACCCGGAACACAAGGTCCTGAACCAAGGCGAATTCTTCGTGATCTCCGACGCGCTGAACCACGGTGCGTACAGCGATCGCGGTGGTCTGCAATCGCAACCGATCGACATCTCGATCGAGCGCATTCCGGGTCGCGGCTGGGTCATGTACGAATCGCTGGCCGTCTCGGTGGCGAACAGCCGCTCGGTCGCCAAGGGCCTCCGTTTGTAATCGGAACTGTGCCGCTGGGAGTAGCTGATTTGTTGTCTACCATCTAGCTACTCCTGGTCAACGATATCTTTCGCATACAAGGATTCAACATGAAAGCGTACAACCATGCGTTGGACTATCTGGCACTGGCTGGTGAGCAGTTTGGCAAGGGTCGCCTGAAGGTGGCGGCCAAGTGCCTCGCTCGTGCAGTCAAGGCTCCGGATTTCCAGCAAGCTCTCGCCATCATCGAGGCGAACAACCACGCAGCATTCACGGCTCAAGCGTCGACCGCCAAACCGGCGAAGAAGCCGGTGGCTGCCAAGTCCAAGGTCCTGTCGGCCGAAGACGCGGCTCTCGAATCGTTGGTCGGTGATCTCGACGAACTCGACGAAGATGCCGACATGGAAGAAGACGAGTCGGAAGACGAAGAAGGTGAAAACGAAGGCGACGAAGAAGTGGACGCTGAGTTCGAACCGGAAGGCGAAGCCGACGAAGTCGAGAACGAAGCAGTCGAAGACGAAGAAGAAGAAGGTGCAGCGTTCGCTGCTGTGCTCGCTTCGATGACGAAACCGAAGAAGGCGACTGCCAGCAAAACGGCCAAAAAGCCGGTTCGCAAGTAAGTCGTTCAGTCGGTCGCGCGTCACGACAGAAGTGAAAGAGGCCCGCCGGTGATACAGCCGCCGGGCCTCTT